TAATTATAAATGGAAATAATAAAAATATTACGAAAGAAACCAAGCTATTAATGACAGGAAGCATATTGGCAGACCTCTTTTCTCGCCGTGATAGACATTACAATTTCCCTCTGATCTCAATGACTTTCCCAAGGATAGACACTGGCAGTTCCTTACATTCTTTTTTATTGTACGTCTTCGGAGTATAAACAGATGGGTTCCAGCCTATTAATGTCAGTCCAGCATCGGACTTGCTGATTTGTTTTACTGTGGCGTCGTTTCCGTTAACTAAGACGACAGCTATATCACCGCTATCCACATCTGGCTGACGCCGTACGATGACCACATCTCCATCCATCATGCGGGGTTCCATGGATTTTCCCGCTATTTTTAGAGCGAAGTATTCGCCCGTTTTGGACATGCTTTGCGGAATTTCTTCCCAGTCTTCAATATCAGTGATGGCCTCTATCGGGATGCCTGCAGCTACTTTGCCAAGAACAGGGATACGTATACCTTTTTTCTCTTTATCCAGTAGAGTATCCATGTCTATATTAAAGAAATCGGCCAATAATTCTAAAGTTTCAAAATTCGGCTCTCTATTACCATTTTCGTACATGCTTATTGTACTTACTTTTAATCCTGTAAGCTTTGCCATGTCTGATTGCGTCAAACCTTTTTTCTTACGTGCTCGTCTTAAAGAATCTTTAAACGCCATACTTAGATAGCACTCCTTTCTTTTATTTACATCCATAATACCACGTTTTGTAAATTATTACAAAATATTTTTCACAAAGTGTGTTGACAGTTGCAAAAAGAAGTGCTATTATCCATATATACACGAAATGTGAAACACAGAAAGAAAGGTGGTGTTAGAAATGAATCCAAAAAAATCTGGAAAAATTATTGCTAAGTTGCGTGGTAAAAGAACACAAAAAGAGATAGCGAAAGCGCTTAAAATCAGCCCATCTGCTATACAGATGTATGAGGCTGGGAATAGAGTTCCGCGTGACGAAATTAAATTAAAGATAGCAAAATATTTTCACAAAAAAGTAACAGACATTTTTTATATTTAAAAAGTACACGTTTCGTGAAATTGTTGTAACAACCTACCACAGAAAACATAGAAAGGAGTGAAAAATGGAACGAAGAACGTACACCGTCGCGGAAACTGCTGAAATCTTAGGGGTGTCGACGGATGTCGTCTACCGCATGAAAAATGACGGCATCCTTCCGGCGGTGAAAAATCTGTCTGCGATCCGGTTTTTGAAACGGGATGTACTGGCGATGGTTGGTGAGAAGCCTGACGATTTCCGCCCGTCTGCATTACGAAGACTTAAGAATGAATTGTCTCTTGAGAAACAGGAAAACGCGCGGCTGCGAGGCGTTATTCGCCAGATTTGTATAGCCGCCAATACGGCGGCGGTGCAGGAGGGGTTATGAACAAGCCATTAATGTTCATAGCGGCTCTAATGTCAGCCGCACTGGTAGCAGGTGCCGCGGTTGACGCGGACAATCTTTATCACCGGTTCTTCCCGGAAACAAAGATTGTCGAATACCGGAGAGCGGTCAGACCGGGAGATACGCTGTGGACAATCTGCGGGGAGATCGCGACAGACAAAGAAGACCTGCGGAAACTGGTTTATCAAGCGAAGAAGGATAACCGTATTATGGACGTCGGCAACCTGCAGCCGGGAACCTTAGTGATTGTAAGAGTTGAGGAGGCGCGGAATAGATGACAGACAATTTACCGTAACACTGGCTAAAGAAGATTGGAATTTAGTTCTGGCTGTACTGGAGATCTGCAAAGAGGATGGGTCAGCACTCATGGAGTACGAAATCGAATGCATTATCCGCGGAATAAAGTCAGATTTAGACAGTCAAGGTTTTTAAAAGTAAAGGAGGCGAGGAAATGACTGACGCAGAAAAGTTTAAACATATCAGCGAATATGTACGTCGCAGGTACATGCAAGAGTCGATTGCTTGGACAGATGCGGACGAAAAAGGCGAAGTGATGAGCGCAGCGAAAGCAAGCATACGTGAAGAAATTCTATTTGAAATTATTAACGAACTCAACAAAATTGAAAAAGCCGACTGATGTTTGCAGCGTCAGTCGGCAGGCGGAAAAGAATCGCTAAGACTTTCCGCCTCTATTATACCACAGGAGGTAAATAATGACAGAAATTGGAAAACAGAATAAACATCTTGCATTTTTAGCACTCATCGAACGGAGCAAAAGGCAGAATGCGCTCATGCACCTGAAGAAAGCATTGGATTATTCTGAATGCGGTGTAACGGACATTGAGCTTGTAGAAACGCCTAACGGTGATTTTGTAGATGTTACATTTCACAGAGAAGAAAAACGCCGAGCGAACATAAGTGGTGACAGTGTTCCGGCGATGATCTATGACATATTTAGACAAATTGAGTGGTTGAGATAACAGGAGCGATAAACAATGACAGAACCAGTAAAAATCAATGAACTATTAATTGAAAACGTGAAACGAGTAAAAGCAGTACAGTTTGAACCGTCAGCAGATGGCCTTACTATCATCGGCGGCAGAAACGGACAGGGAAAAACGTCCGTATTAGACGCTATTGCATGGGCATTGGGCGGCAATAATTATAAACCGTCTGTGCCGGAGCGGGACGGCGCACTGGTGCCGCCGAACCTGCATATCGAGTTATCAAATGGTCTAATTGTGGAACGAAAAGGGAAAAACAGCACATTAAAAGTAACAGACCCGAATGGGAATAAATCCGGACAGCAGCTTTTAAATGAATTTGTATCCACGCTGGCATTGGATCTCCCGAAGTTTATTAACGGAAGCGATAAGGACAAGGCGGATTCTCTTCTGAAAATTTTAGGAATTGGTGATGTGCTGGCGCAGCTGGACACAAAAGAAAATCAGCTGTATGCACAGCGCACAGAAGTCGGCCGCATTGCAGACCGCAAGAAAAAGGCGGCTGACGAAATGCCGATGTACCCGAATGTGCCGAAAGAACCCGTCAGTGCGACAGAACTCATTAAACAGCAGCAGGAAATTCTTGCGCGGAATGGAGAAAATGAGCAGAAACGTCAGAATGCTGCCCGCTATGAACGAATGCTGGCAGAGGCTCAAATCGCTTTTGATGAAGCTAAAGCAGCACTGCAGAAAGCAGAACAGGATTGTTTAACTGCCCGGAAGTCGGCAGAAGATCTTCATGATGAAAGCACGGCTGAATTGGAAAAGAACCTGGCAGAAATTGAAGCATTGAATATCAAAATCAGGGCGAATTCTACAAAGGAAGCCGCCGAAGTGGAAACCAATAATCTGCAGCAGGAATATGACGGGCTGACGGAACAGATTGAATCCGTCCGAGAAGAAAGAAATAAACTTCTTGATTCTGCGGAACTGCCGCTGCCGGGATTATCTGTCAAAGATGGCAAGCTGATTTATAACAATATGCCATGGGATGGCATGAGCGGTTCTGATCAATTGAAAGTAGCAACAGCTATTGTACGCAAGCTGAATCCGCAGTGCGGTTTTGTTCTTATGGACAAGCTGGAGCAGATGGACTTAGAAACACTGCAGGAATTTGGCGCATGGCTCAAACAAGAAGGATTGCAGGTTATAGCGACAAGAGTTTCTACTGGCGATGAATGCTCCATCATCATTGAGGACGGCATGGTAAAAGGCGATACGGAAGCGGTTAAAGAAAAGGCTCCAAAATATGTCAAAGGTGTGTTTTAAGGGAAGGAGATAAGAATGAATATTACAAAAGGAATTATCAGCAAGCCGGTTAAGGTTTGCGTGTACGGTGTCGAAGGTATCGGGAAAACAACTTTTGCCAGCCAGTTCCCGGAACCGCTCTTTTTCGACTTAGACAAAGGGTCTGCACAACTTGATGTCAGCCGTGTAACAGACATTACATCATGGCCATTACTGTTAAGCGGTATCAAAGAGATTTATGATAATCCGACTATCTGTAAGACGCTGGTTATTGACACAGCGGACGCGGCAGAGCGTATGTGCATTGATTATATTTGCGGGAAATTCAATAAAAAGGGAATTGAAGATTTCGGTTATGGTGCCGGCTATACATATTTAACAGAAGAATTTGCCCGATTCCTTGTGCAGCTCGACGCTTGCATTGGGCAGGGGGTCAATGTAGTTGTTCTTGCTCATGCCGTTCTGAAAACAGTAACGCTCCCGGAAGAGATGGGAACATATGACCATTGGGAACTGAAATTGTCCAGCAAGACGACAAACAAGGTGGCACCGCTGGTAAAAGAATGGGCAGATCTGCTGCTTTTTGCCAATTATAAAACAATCCTGATTGAAGATGGAACACGAAAAAAAGCGGCAGGCGGAAAACGAATCATGTATACCACGCATACAACGTTTGCAGACGCGAAAAATCGGTTTTCTTTGGCAGAAGAATTGCCGTTTGACTATAACGAAATTACACGACTAATTCCAAATAGAGCTGCTCCGGGCGTAAAACCTATGCAAGAAAAGAAACAGGAAGCAAAACAGAAAACAGTAAAAAAATCAGAACCTGAATCGACTGTCCCGATAAAGAAACCAACTGTCCCGATAAAGAAACCAACTGTCCAGATTCAAGACACGGCTGTCCCTGTAGTGACTACTGTAAAAAAAATCGAAAATACTACTTTACAGAAAGTCTATGACTTAATGAAACAAGAAAATATCACAGAAGAACAGATTCGTAAAGCAGTAGCCATGAAAGGTTATTTCCCCGAAGATATGCCGATGAAAGATTATCCGTCTGATTTTATAGACGGTGTGCTTATTGGTGCGTGGGAGCAGATTAAAACATTTATTTTAAACAACATCAGTGTTCCATTTAATTAATTTACATAAAGGAGAAGAACATGAGTACAAATTTTGAACAATTCGGAACAACATCTGCAGAAGACAAGGTATTAGACTGGGACGAAACCGTTACTGATGACGGCAAAGATCATGAATTTGTCTTATTACCGGAAGGAGTTTATCCATTTACGGTAGAAAGCTTTGAACGAAAGATTTACGAAGGCGGAGTTAAAATACCGCGGTGCCCGCAAGCTGCACTAAAGCTCCGCGTGCATGGCGGGGAATATGGTGACGCGCTTGTATTCAGGAGCCTGTTTCTGATTTCGAAACAGCAGTGGCTGATTGCCCAGTTCTTCATTTCTTTGGGATTGATGGAAAAGGGCGGCACAGAGAAAATGCCGTGGAATAAAGTCATCGGCGCATCAGGTTATGTAGAAATCGTTCACCGGATTTACAAAGATCAGCCTTACAACGAAGCGAAGAAATTCCTTGCCCCGGATGACAAGAAAATTCCGAAAACACAGGGCGGTTACACAGCAGGGACATTCTAATCATGGAACTTCGTCCTTACCAACAGGAAGCGGTTTCGGCTGTTATGAGTGAATGGGCGAACGGTCACAGGAAGACGCTTTTGGTTCTTCCCACAGGCACAGGCAAAACGATTGCCTTTGCTAAAATCGCAGAAAACTGTGTTCGTGAGGGGAGAAAAGTCTTGATTCTTGCCCATAGAGAAGAACTTTTGAATCAGGCGCAGGAAAAAATCAAGACCGCAACAGGTCTCTTATGTGCTAAAGAAAAAGCGGAAGAAACAAGTCTTGCCAGCTGGTACAGAATTGTTGTGGGGTCCGTGCAGACACTCATGCGTGAAAAACGGCTCCGGCAGTTTCCGGAAGATGAATTTAGCACAATTATTGTAGACGAGGCACATCACGCATTAGCCGACAGTTATCAACAAGTGCTGCAGCATTTCCCGACGGCAAATGTATTAGGTGTAACCGCTACACCGGAACGAAATAATCTGCAGTGTCTGGGAAATTATTTCGACAGCTTAGCTTATGAATATTCTTTGACGCAGGCTATCAAGGATGGCTATTTGTGCAAAATCAAAGCGCAGACGGTACCGCTCAAAATTGATATAACAGGCGTCGGTATGTCTGCCGGTGATTATGCAGCCGGCGCATTAGGAACAGCTCTTGACCCGTATCTTGAACAAATTGCCCAAGAAATGATTACGTATTGCGCCGGGAGGAAGACTGTAGTCTTCTTACCTTTAGTGGCAACGGCTAAAAAGTTTAAAGCCATTTTAAACCATTTTGGGATGAAAGCAGCGGAGGTGAATGGAAACAGTCAGGATAGAGAAGAAACACTAAAGAAATTTGAAGCAGGAGAGTATAACGTACTCTGTAATGCTATGTTACTGACGGAAGGTTGGGACTGTCCATCAGTGGATTGTGTGATCATGCTTCGGGCAACAAAGATCAGAAGTTTATATTGCCAATGTATAGGGCGGGGAACAAGACTTTCTCCGGAAACGGGCAAAAAGGATTTATTGGTATTGGATTTTTTGTGGAATACGGCGCGGCATGAATTATGCCGTCCGGCATCGCTTATCTGCAAGACAGATGATATCGCAAAAAGAATGACGAAGGACTTGGACCAGTCCGGGGCCGCTGTTGACATAGAAGACGCTTACAAGCGGGCAGCGGAGGAAACCATTCTTGAGCGTGAAGAAGCTCTTGCAAAAGAATTATCGGCGATGAAAAAACGAAAACGCCAGCTGGTAGATCCATTGCAGTTTGAAATGTCTATACAGGCAGAAGATTTATCTGATTACGTCCCGTCTTTCGGCTGGGAAATGGCGCCTGCGAGCGACAAACAGCTCAAAGCATTGGAGAAATTCGGCATATTTCCTGACGAAATCGACAATGCGGGAAAGGCCAGCCTTTTACTCGACCGTTTGAATAAACGGCGGGGAAATGGGCTGTCCACTCCAAAACAAATCCGCTTTTTGGAAAGCCGCGGGTTTCAGCATGTGGGGATCTGGACGTTTAACGATGCTAATAGCATGATCTCTCAAATTGCTAATCATCACTGGACAATTCCCCGCGGTATCAAACCGGCTTTATATGTTCCTAATCAGACATTGAATTTTGGAGCGTAAATTATGTCGAAGATAGATTTACAGCCATTGCTGGAGTGTATACCGCCTGCGGCATGCAGCTATGAGGAATGGATTGATGTAGGCATGGCGTTATGTCATGAGGGCTACAGCGTTGATGTGTGGGATGACTGGAGCCGAAAGGACCCGGAACGTTACCATGAGGGTGAATGTCATAAAAAATGGCAGTCATTCAAGGGGAATCCGAATCCGGTTACGGGAGCGACGATTACTCAGATGGCAAAAGATTATGGATGGCAGCCGCATACAAAAGAAGACGGTAACAAAGTAATGGACTGGGATGATACGGTAACAGACAATGTCGTTATCGTTGATCAGCACTATGTACAGGAATCGGAAATCAAAGAACCGGCACAATGGAATCCGGCAGATGAGATTATTCGGTATTTGGAAGCGCTTTTTGACAGATCCGATAAAGTCGGGATCGTTATGTCTTCATTCAGGCGCGACGATGGAAAATATTCTCCATCCGGTTCAGGTACATATTCTTTAACAGCAGGAGAATATATTTCCCGTATCAAAAAGTACCAGAGAAACGGCTACAGTATAAAAGATATCATCGGATATGCTCTTGCGGATTACGATGAAAAAGCAGGTGCATGGATCCGTTTCAATCCTTTAGACGGCAAGGGTATTAAAAATGAAAATGTATCCAATTACAAATATGCTCTTGTGGAATCTGACACACTTCCGCCGGGGAAACAGAAATCTATTATAGAGGAACTGGAACTTCCGGTAGCAGCACTGGTGTATTCCGGGAATAAAAGTATTCATGCCATCGTACATATCGACGCAGCGTCACAGGAAGAATACCGACGCCGTGTAGATTATCTGTATAAAGTATGCCGGAAAAACGGTTTGCCGGTCGATGGCGCGGACAGAAACCCGTCCCGTTTATCACGATTGCCTGGCATTATGCGGAATGGCAAAAAGCAGTTTCTCATGGCCACACATATCGGGAAGGAAGATTTCGATAGCTGGAAAGAATGGATTGAGACTGTTAATGATGATCTGCCCGATCCGGAAGATCTGTCTGATGTGTGGAATAACATGCCCGATTTATCCCCATCATTGATTGATGGCGTGCTTCGGCAGGGACATAAAATGCTTATTTCCGGACCGTCAAAAGCAGGTAAGTCTTTCGCACTGATTGAACTTTGTATCGCTATTGCAGAAGGTACGCAGTGGTGCGGTTTTCAATGCACGCAGGGACGCGTTTTATATGTCAATTTGGAATTGGACAGGGCAAGCTGCCTGCATCGGTTTAAAGACGTCTATACCGCGCTGAATTTACGTCCCGATTACATTTCTAATATTGATATATGGAATCTGCGCGGGAAGTCGCTTCCTATGGATCAGCTTGCACCGAAACTTATCCGCCGTGCTCAGAAGAAGAATTATATCGCTATTGTTATCGACCCGATTTACAAGATTATCACAGGTGACGAAAACAGCGCTGATCAGATGGCACGATTCTGCAATCAATTCGATAAGGTCTGTACGGAATTATCGGCTGCGGTAATCTATTGTCACCATCATTCAAAAGGCGGGCAAGGAATGAAGCGGTCGATGGATCGCGCGTCCGGCTCCGGTGTATTTGCCCGTGATCCTGATGCAATCCTCGATATGATTCAGCTCTGCGTCAATAACGACAGCCGGCGGACAGATTATGACAGGGAAGCGGACAAAGCTGCAGGCATAACGGTCAAGCCTACGGCATGGCGTATTGCGGGAACACTTCGCGAATTCCCAATGTTTGAGCCTGTTAATATGTGGTTTACGTATCCGATCCACAGGCTGGATGACACCGGGGTGCTGGCGATGGCAGCCGAGGAAGGCAGTCTTGAAGATGTACGCGCTAAGGGTCGTGAAGCAGGAAACAAAGCGAAAGCGAGACAGAAAGAAGACCGCATTTCACAGGTGGATACTGCTTATGAAAACCTGAGCATGGGCGGCAAGGAAATCGTTACGGTAAAAGATATGGCAGCATATTTAGATGTTTCCGAAAAAACAGTACGAAGAGATATTCTTGCAAACGGAAATTATGAGCTCGGAGAGGGTAAAATTTACCCTAAAAAATAGGTTTTAATATTCGTCTAATACTTGGACATTCCAGTTTATATATATAGGTTTGTCCCTATAGGAAAGTAAGTAAGAAAGGGTGTGGCGAGAAGCTGCGCCGCACACCCTTCCTTATTACTTCCTTTCCTGAAACTGGATTGTCTCTGAAAAGAGAAAAGATTTGTCCCTGTTATGTCCGTCGTGAAAATAGAAAGGCATGTGATTGAAAATGAGAGAAATATTATTTCGAGGGAAATGTAGAAAATCAGGAAGATGGATTTATGGTGACTTGCAAAAGCATGGAGAAAATGATTATTCAATCTATGAAGAAGGGAAAGCGTATTCTATTCCTGTGAGAGAAGAAACCATTGGGCAATATATCGGCCTTAAAGATTATGATGGAAATCGGATTTTTGAGGGAGATATTATCAAGGTTTCAAGAAAATCAAAATGTGGGTTTGGTGATATTTATGGATTGGTTGTCGCTGAATGGGATTCGAAACAAAAAGCATTTGTGTTATTGCCATCTGACGATTATTTTGACGATATCAGGATGATTGCAGTCGTGAACAATAAATATAACAATCCGGATTTATACAAAGAGGTAATAGCATGATTCGATTTTTTATCCATATGAAGCTTCCGACAAAAACATTTCAGGCAAAGAAAATTACGGTACGAAATGGCAAGGCTGTTATTTACACACCGCCGGAACTCAAAGAAATTCAGAGCAAGTATATAGCGTATTTGGCTAAACATGCACCGGAAAAACCGTTGGAGGGTGCTGTGCAATTGTCTACGATATGGTGTTTCCCGGAGGATAAGCATCACACAAATGGAAACTATAAAACAACGAAACCGGATACTGACAATCTGGTGAAAATGCTTAAAGACTGCATGACGCAGTGCGGATTCTGGAAAGATGATGCGCAGGTGGCTGTAGAGCTTATTACCAAGCGATATAACGATATAGAGGGAATTTTGATTTGTGCAAAGGAGATTGGCATGAAATGATGTTCATATTAGGCTGTATGTTCGGTGCATGTGTAGGATTATTGCTTTGTGCTTTGTGTATAACGGCAGGGAAAGGAAAAGATGATGAAATTATATAAATTATTACGGGTAATTGTGCATCCTGTTTCTATGAGGAAATTTAAATTTGGCCCGCTTGAGCCGTCGATGTTTATACCGCTGGTGATTATACAAGGAAACCACATTGTTTATAGTGGGTCGCCTATAAGGGTTACAAAGTCACTGCTAAAATGTAAGGTTGATAAATTAGATTTGTTAACAACTACTAACGAACAGATTGGTGAAATGCAAGTTTTCTGGAAGATAGAGCTCGCCGGAAAAATTTCACGAGAGTATAAGGATTGCAATGTCGGGGATGGTGCGAGATTATGAATAATGGAATGAAATCGGGCATTTTTCATAACCCGGATCCGACGTACGAAAAGGCAGCAACAAAAATCAAAAAGGAAGCACAAAAGACGGAAGCGGAGGTCAAAAACTTTTTCGAGGAAATGCGGAAATGTCGGCATACAATTGATTCGTTGAATCAATGTAAGATGCAGTACGAAATGGATATGATCTCTTTGAAGGCGACTCGTTATGACAAAGACCGAGTATCCGGCGGGAAAACATCTGATTTATCCGACATGGTCATCGCTTTTGAAGAAAAGATGAAGGCATCTGAAGAGCTCCGGATTTCCGAACTGAATAAATACGGTGATATGCGAACAAAGGGTTTCAAGTTGATTTCGTTACTCTCTGAAAAAGACGGAATTTTTAAATCTATATTGATTGACCGGTATTTCTTGTCTCAGCCATGGGGGATAATCGCTAATTCACATCATTTTGCATATAAGTATTGTGTAGATTTGGGGAGTTTGGGAATCCGGAAAATTGCAGAAAAAATAAATATCAGGAATAATCAGGAACTTTAAAGTAGTATAATGATAGTGTAAAAGTTCAGGAATTCCTCCCTGAAATAAGAAAGCACGTACTCTACCAAAGTGCGTGCTTTTCGTTTGTTTATCTAAAAGGCGGTGATTACTGTGGGCGCAAAAGGCAAGTATGCAAAGTGGCTTCTTCCGGATAATCTTCTGCGCCTGCAGGCATGGGCGCGAGATGGTTTGAGCAATGAGCAAATTGCACATAATATCGGAATTAATCAAGATACATTATACACATGGATTAAGAAGTATCCCGAATTTTCCGAGGCATTATCGCGCGGGAAAGAAGTAACTGATATTGTTGTCGAAAATGCACTGTATCAAAAGGCTATCGGAATCAAAGAAACTATAATGAAACCGATAAAACTGAAACAGATTTTATACAAAAATGGAAAACGTATATCTGAAAAAGAATATATCAAGATGGTTCCGGAAGAGGTTTATGTACCGCCGGATGTGAAAGCACTTATTTTCTGGCTGACGAACAGAAAGCCGGAATGGCGAGATAAACAAGAGAAAGAATTATCCGGCAATATCGGAATTAATCTGGTGGTAGATGATGACATCAGCACAGACGATTAATCTTGTTAATGATATTATTCATCCAACGGTAAAACAACGGGAATTTATGCGTACAGTTAAAGATAATACATACATTCTTTATGGCGGTGCAGCAGGTGGCGGGAAATCGTATATCTTACGATGGGAACTGGTTTATCTCTTAATTGGATGGTATAAACATCTGAAATTAAAAGGTATCCGTGTTGGGTTGTTTTGTGAAGATTATCCGGCACTGCGTGACCGGCAGTTATCGAAAATTAAAATGGAGTTTCCTGACTGGCTCGGCAGCTACAAAGAAGCGACGCATGAATTTACATTAAATCCAGCGTTCGGGAGCGGTGTGATATGTTTCCGCAACTTAGATAATCCGTCAAAATATCTATCGTCCGAATTTGCGGCCATCGCAATTGATGAATTGACGCTGAATGAGCAGACTGTTTTTGATTTTCTCCGTATGCGTCTGCGTTGGGTTGGCGTCGAGGATCCTAAGCTGATTGCTGGAACGAACCCCGGCGGTAAAGGTCACATGTGGGTTAAGAATCTGTTTATCGATAGAAATATTCCGCCGGAAATGCGGGATTTTTCAAATAAAATTGCGTTTGTACAGGCGCGGATAGATGATAATCCTTACTTACCAGCGGGATACAGTGACGCGCTTGATACGCTGCCGGATAAGCTCCGGAAAGCGTACCGCGAAGGCGATTGGAATATATTTGAAGGACAGGTTTTTGAAGAATTCCGGACAGATATACATGTCGTTGAACCATTTGAAATTCCGAAAAGCTGGCAGCGCGGACGGTCTATGGATTGGGGATACAGTAAACCGTATGCGGTATACGAATATGCAGTTGATTATGACGGTGTTGTTTATGTAATCAACGAATGGTATGGCTGCAAGCCGGGAACGGTGAATACAGGCACACAAGAGACGGCGCGGGAAGTAGCGCAGAAAATTAAGCATTTGGGCAGTGAATTTGGCATTGCGGACCCGGCGATTTGGCAGAAAACCGGGCATGACGGGCCGTCGATTGCAGAAGTATTTGCTGCGGAAGGCGTGCCGTGGTATCCGGCGGATAATGACAGGTTGGCCGGAAAAATGCAGGTACACTTACGATTAAAAGAACGAAAGTTCAAGATATTCAAAACGTGTTATCACTTGATACGGACGCTGCCGGCATTGACATACGATAAGCACAAAGTCGAGGACGTGGATACACAACAAGAAGACCATAGTTACGACAGCGTCAGATATTACCTGATGAGCCGTCCGATTCAGCCGGTAAAAGTAGAAAAAGCATTTAATGATGGCTACAGATATGAAGATGAGGAAGGAGATGAACCGACGGCGTGGGGAGTGTAATGAGCGACAGGGCATTAAGAGATTATGCTTATAGAGTGCTTAAATCAGAGTACGGTGAACATATAGAGAACGGGATTTTAATTCCGGCAAAGAAAAGCGATGAAGAGCTGGCGGCGTTCGCAGCGCAGATGCCGGAATGGCAGATTAGGCAGATGTATGGAATGATGTTTAAAGGAGAACTTGTCGAATGAGTTTTGATTTATCCGAAGCGCGAAATAATGTAAAAAGGGCACTGCAGCTAACAAGCGAATGGCGCAAAAGTGCAAAAGAAGATTATGATTTCATGCGCGGTAAACAGTGGACGGACGCGGACTTGAAAGTAATGAAACAGAAGTCCCGCCCGGTTATTACAATTAACCGGATACGCCCTATTATTAATTTGTTATCCGGTTATGCGGCGCAGAATGAAACGGAGCCGGATTTTCTGCCGCGCTCGGAAGAAGATGACCGGGTAGCACGTGTGGCCAAAGGTATTACAAAGTACACTTTTGACAAGATGAATTATCAGAGCGTTAAGAAAAAGGCATTCAAAGACGCGGTTATATGTGGCGTTGGAAATTATTGGGTCAGTTATGAATTTGATTACGCCCGGATGGATGGACGGATACAGATAAAAAACGTCAGTCCTTTTGATGTGTTTGTGGATCCGGAATGCAAAGAAGATGATTTGTCAGACGCTTTCTACTGCGGGCGTTATAGCTGGGAAAGTCCGGATAAATTGAAGCAAATATATGCGGACAAAGCAGATGAAATTGCCATGCTAACGCATAAATACGATGACAGCGAATTGGAGACAGTTGATACGGAGCCGCTTTGGTATTCACGGGATTTAAAGAAATTAAGGGTGGTTCAATATTGGTATAAAGAGTACACGCGGAAGAAAATTTTCTCTGCAGATGGGATGATTGTTGACGAATCGCAGCCGGATTTATATTCGGCTTTTTTAATGTCCGGAGCAGAACCGGAAGAAATCCCGGTTACGAAAATCAGATACGCGACATTCTGCGGGGAAGTGTTACTTGAAGAGGGCGAAAGTCCTTATAAGCACAATCAATTTCCACTTGTGCGGCAGTATTGCTACTTATCAGGTTACGGTGAGGATGTGGATGACGGACTGGAACCGGCGGGGATTGTACAGGATTTAAAAGACGCACAGCGCGAACTCAACAAGAACCGCAGTCAGCGCATGCATATCGTCAATCAGCAGTCGCTCGGTGTTCGCTTTTGGACTGGACCGCAGTTTGATGAAAAGGAAAGGCGGGAAATTCGGAATCTGTCTACAACGCCGGGCGCTAATATTTTCTTGAAGCCGGGCGTGACATTTACCGACGGGCTTCCGTCGGCTCAATCTGTCAATAATATAGAGCTTGAAAACCGCTCAAGCAGTGATTTTTACACGATTTCAGGCATTACTCCGGAGAGCCTGTCCGGCAGTATTGGGGCGATGAGCGGCAAGGCAATTGATCTTCGTCAGTCGGTTACCACGGTGCAGACGGCGGAAATATTCGATAAAGCCAAAGAAGCGGAACTGCAGATTGTAAAACTCTTATGGGGAGACACCTACGCACCGGGATTGATTCCGCAGTTTTATAACAAAGACAAGGTTATGCGGATCCTCGGCGAAGACGGCAAGAAAGAATTTGTGCAGATACAGCCAGGACTGGGACAAGCAATGCAAGAACAGCAGACGGTAGATCAGAACGGTATGCCGGTGACGGATGAAAACGGTGACCCGGTAACGAAAGTACTGTATGATTTATCCGCTTTCGATTTCGACATTGTAATCACAACGTCGCAGGCAAGCGCTACCGCACGGCGGGCGAATTTGTATCAGTTGCTGGAAGCGAAGAAAGCGGGCGTCGATATTCCGATGGATATTATTCTTGATTTCATGGATTTCCCGGAGAAAGAAACCGTCAAAAAACGTATGCAGCAGGCTTCCGAACAGCCGAAAATGCCGGACTTTAAAGTCAACGCAAGTATTGAGGATTTACCGGCGAAAGCACTGTCAACGGCGCTGCAGTCTATCGGCGTGAATATTTCACCACAGCAGATTATGCAGGAAAGATTAGCACTGAAAGGGCGTGCAATCGCTCCGCCGGTGCAGCCGCAGATACCACAGCAGGTATCGCAACGTTATTAAAGCAGTAGTGCTTTGATATATCGTCCTAAGCAACGACGTTAAAAGGCTTTTTTCTTTCGTCCGAAAAGAGACGGTAAACTACAAACAAAATTATTCGACCGCCGACGTCGTTAAACCGGCAGAAGGGGATAATCATGGAAAACGAAGCAATGCTCAACGCAGAAGATTTAGGGTTTGATGCAGAAGATTTGAAAGAAGCAGGTCTTGATAATCAGGAACCGGCAACTCCGGCGGGTAAAGCACCGGCAAAAGAACCGGAAGACAATCCGGCAGACGGACAGCCGAAAACTGATTCCGATCCAGAATCGGAACCTAAAATGGAAATCGAACCAAAAGAACCGGAAGACAATCCGGCAGGCGGCGATTTAAAGAAAGCGTTAGCGGAAGAAAGGGCTCGCAGAAAAGCGGCCGAAGAAGCGGCTAATACTTTGCGTTCACAGATGAGCATATCACAGAAACCGGTATTATCTCCGGAAGATTTGAATCAAATTAAGAGTTATGCGCAGCAGGAAGCCGCACGTCGGCTCAAGATTGACGACGCGTCTGATTTGATGTTCACCGATGCGCAAAAGTATCAGGAACTGCTTCATGAACAGGCACGGATTGAATATCAGATGACACGTCAGCAGGAAGAGCGGCAGGAAACCTATCAAAAAAATGTAGCGTTTATCGGTGAGCTTAAGGCTATTCCAAATATCGGCGAACTGTGGCAGAAAGGCGCTGAAATGCTGGACGGCATGACGCGAAAAGATGCTGCTCCGATTGATGCGGCATTCAACCGTGTTGATCATGGGGTAGGTACGGATGCAGACTTCAAAGTTATTCGTGATTTTGCTGAAAAAGTAAAATCGGCGATGGCCGCACCTGTGCAAAATCCGCTTGAAACGGCTAAAACATTGCCAAAAGCAAGCGCGTTAAACGGCGGTGCTCCGACCGGCGCGAAACTGTCTGAGGAAGAAATCCTCAAATATGTGGAAGAGGGTCGTGAAAGTGAGCTGCCGGCGGAAATCAGAAAGCAGATTGATGACCTCTGCGGTGATTAATTATTTTACAAAAAGGAGAATGAAATATGGCACATGAATTTAAAATTCCTGAAAAATTAGTTCCTAAGCTCTGGACGAAAAAGGTATGGAGAGAAGGTTTAAAAGCTTCTTATTTTGATAAGTTTACGTCTACTAACGGGAGTAATGTTGTTCATACGAATAAAGATCTAAAACAGGCTAAAGGCGATGAAGTAAACTTTGGACTGGCAATGAATCTTAAAGGGAACGGTGTTTCTGGTAACAACACGCTTAAAGGCAATGAAGAAGAAATGCAGATGTATGATTTCAGCGTAAAGACTACTTTGGTCAGAAACGCAGTTACGCGCTTTGAGGCGGATGACCAGAAATCTCCGTACGAAAATTTGCCTCTTATCAAGGGGGTATTGGTGCAGTGGCTGTCTGACTGGAAAGACAACAAGCTGATTTCCGCACTGACCGCCAATCCGACAACCGGTGAACGTCTTATTGCGTCTACTGCAGGGACAGAAGTTTCTTTGACGGCTAATGACAAGCTGACTTGTGCGGTAATCGGCCGCGCAAAACGCAAGGCTAAAATGCATGAACCGAAAGTGAAACCGCTCAAGATTGACGGACAGGAGAAATACATCATGCTTGTCGGCACATGGGCAGCGCGTGACTTGAAAGCAGATCCGGTATGGCAGGCGGCACAGCAGAACGCGGCAATCCGCGGCAGCAAAAACCCGATTTTTACCGGAGCGCTCGGCGAATATGACGGCGTTGTGCTGTATGAATATGAACGTATCATGAATACGAAAACCGGTGCGTCTTCCGCAAATGTTGTTCATAATTTGCTTTTAGGGCAGCAGGCGGCATGCTTCGCTGTGGCTCGTGAAGCTCGATTCATTAAGGATGAGGATGATTACGGCAATGTACAGGGGAATGGTATCGCGTTCTTCGGTGGCATTGAAAAATCCATCTACAACAGCAAAGATTATGGCGTGATTCAGGTCATGACCGGCGGTGCTGTAGAGTAATTTCAATGGAGATAAGGTGAGGGCTGTAAAAGCCCTCTTTCCTTTTCTTAAGGAGTAATCATGATAATTAAAGACTTGATTAACCGTGCGTATATGCAGGTGGGCGATACGTCGCAGGTGAACTATACGCCGTATCAGTTTCTGGAGTTTTATAACGAAGGAAATCATATTCTGCATAAGATTGTACTGCGGTATATTCCGGATATCTTGTATGTGTCAGAACAAGGTATTCCGAACAGACCAACAATTGGGCTTTCTTCTTTCGCATTGCGGATTGTATCAGTAAAGGATATGTATGGTCATCCTGTTGATTACACGATGGAAGACCACAAAATCATTACTGCGAAAAATGCGCTGCAACGAGGGCTAACCGTCGTATATATCCCGTCTGCAGATTACAAAGAAATGGATGATGAAAGCGGTTATCCGGCGGAAATTGAAAGTCTTCTGGTGAATTACATGGTAGCGCGGATCCTAAAAGCAGACTTATCATTTGTCTCCGGATGGGAAGATACGATTTCCGAAATGGCGCGTCAAATGGACGATGAAAGTGGTTTTATTGCAAGGGGGTATTGGCCGTATGACTGCAGGCGAACTGATTACGATGATTAATCTGGACACAAATGAAATATTAGATGACAGTGCAGAATACATCCCCTATATTAATGCAGCCATTGATTATCTCGTGATGATTTTGGTACCGATGAAAGACAGGGAAGTTGTAAAAAGTATGGACATTAACGACAATAATCCGGTACCCGGTGATTTTACAGCGTTTATTCCTACGGCGGGTTACCCTGTCCGCATTGTGAACGGGTCTTTCCAGACGTACGGTGGAAAGACTGTCAATGATGTATTTTACGCTGTGAAAAAGCCGCATATATTGGATGAAACTGATTCGATTCCATTCAGCGAAATCTTTCATTTCGTGCTTGTGCAGCTGGTCTCATTTCTTGTCAAAAAGAAATCTTTAATGCTGGATTATGCCAGTGCAGATAAAGCGTTTATTGCTGATTTAACAACGGCAATCCAAGCGGCAAGAGGGCGATAATATGGGTGAGCGTTTCTTTGCTTCGACAAACGGTTTCAGATTAGGATTGGACTGGAGCAAGCCTGCGGAAAGCATTGATATTCAAAGTCTGACGCAGGCGATTAACTGTGAATACAGTCCGACAGACGGTGCGCTTCAAACGATACCCGGCGTGAAAATAATTTATACGGGAACGGCGGATATCGAGAGCCTGTATTATGACAATTACCGCAAGCAGTTTTACTTTTCCTGCGGACGTGATTTGTATAAAACGGCAGATTGGGTAACAGTTACGCCGCTGGGAACGCTAACGGGTAACAGCACTCCGAAATACCACGCTTTTGACCATGATATATTGATTGCGTCCGGCGGTAAATTGCAGGCTGTTTCCGGTGCTGGCGTGCTGTCTACTGTAGATGAAAGCCCTACTTGCGAGTTTGTGAGCAGCCACAGCGGCTCTGTCATTGTGGCGTCTATTTATGGACACCGTATCACGTGGTCAGCTGTCGGTGACTATAGATCGTGGACGCCGGACAGCAATAATTCCGCTTCTGCGCAGTATGTAGAGGTTGGTTATAAAGATCCCGGCTGTATTATAGCTATTGATTTCTTATCAAAAGCAATCATTGTATACAAAGAATACGGTAGAGCTTACCAAGTGGTGGGCAATCCACACGAAAAGACGCTTGCGGTGTATCCGCTTTCAGAAACGGCTTTATGCTGCGGTAGTTCTATCAGCATTGATGACCGAAGTTATTATTTAGGTGATGCGGGGTTGATGAGTTTCGCCCCGACGAACACGTATGCGAATATTCAGCCCTTTGAGGTAGGTCTTAATATCAATGCACAGTTGACAACTATCACGACAGAAAAAGCCAGAATGTGGCACATCCCCGGCAAAAAACAACTATGGATTAAACCGGGAAAAAATCAAGATGTGTTTATTTATCACTATCTACCGAGATATGAAGATGGAAGAGGTGTTTTTACTTCAAGAAGTTTCGTTCATGATCTGCATGATGTCCTGACAGTCGGTAAAGAGATTTACATTGCATATGGCAACAAGATAGGAAAGTTGGATTCGGGGATCGATACTGACGACGGAGAACAGATTACGACATCTATTGTTTCAGGGAACAGATTGGCGCAAAGACTGTTCTTACTGTTATTCTCTTATAATTTCGTATCAAGCAACCGTATCGAAGGTTACGGCAGCATTACGATTAGCGATAAACGGGCAAAACCTGTTACATTTAAAGCGGCCGGTACAAAGTTATACTATGCGAATGAAAAGTTGATTAATGCAACCGGCAGGCTGAATAGCAATGAGTATACGAAAGTAAATAAGATTGGCGGCGGAGCTAACCGCCATCTGCAGATAAAAATATTTGTCGCCAAAGGTGCTATCGCTTTGCGGCAGTTTGATTATACTTACGAGGAGGTTTAAATGCCTTATACGGAAAAATATCCTTTGAACCCGACGCCACAGGGAGACAGCACGAAAGACGCTGTACTGAAAAACCGGGAAGAAATCAAGACGATTGGGAATGCGCTTTCCGCACAATCAAAAGGCGGTGGGAGCGGTCTTCGGCAGCGCATTTTATACGGGAAAAACAGTGGCGGGAAGTATAGCTTCCTTTCCGGCGATGGATTGTCGGTCATTATTGACGGAAGTACGATACCTGTTGTTTTAACGCTGGCGGACGGCTTTAATGAAAACGGCGCGAAAGATTATGTAGAAACAATTGATAAGAAAATCAGTGCATGGACGTTGCCGATTAATACAACAAGCTATCTGTTTGTAGAACGGAATAACGCAGGTGCTTTGTCTTACGGGAGCGCAACAACAAAACCGGTATTTTCTGCTTCTTTGCCATCCGGCATTGCCACAAACACTCATGTTTTCAACACACTTGAGCAGAAGATGTATTACTACAATGGTACAGAATGGAAAGCAGTCGTAAGAGTTTTTGTTGCAGCGGTAATGACGAATGCAACCAGCGTAACAAAGATTGAATATATGAATAATGCGGCAGCGGTAGAAATGACGGATGCTGAAAAAGAAAAGCTGTCCGGTATTGAAGACAAAGCAGAAGTTAATCAAAACGCATTTTCTAAAGTAAAAATCGGTGACAAAGAACTTGTTGCGGCAGTGAAACAAGCTGTTTTTGAATTAATCGCCGGGGATAACATTAAAATTACTCCGGATGCAGATGGTTCGAAAATAACGATAGATGTAGCAAACAAAAAAGAAATATTTGATCCCGATAATTACTACACTAAAGATAAGTCAGATGATAGATATTATCGGGAAGGTGTACCTTTGCCGGTAGCTTATAGTAACGAAGTTAATTTTGCGGGAAATGAAGAAACCATACAGTTCGGCTTTCGTGACCACAATATTAACACATATCGGTTTGGCAACGGCACGCAGGGCGGATTAGCTGATATTGTCGCAAAGGTATTTGATGGTAATTTGTGTTCCGGTACTTTTAATAATACACAACAAATGAATGACTGGTTGCGTCAGCACTATAAAGACGATAACGTTTATGCTTGTCGTGCATACCGCGCCAATGAAATTGTGATTAACGGCAATAAGCAATGGGGAACTGTTTTAATGAGTGCTTATCCAGTACATGACGGACGAGCATTAATAACACAGCTGTTTTTTGCCAATTCTAACGGCTTGTTTTATCGCTATTTGGATACACCAGATGAGATAGATAATACAAATAATTGGTATCAGATTGTGGGCACAAACAATGAGAATAAGCTAAAAATTGGTAATAATTACATATGGTTTGCGTGAGGTGGTATTCATGAGTGTTTTTAAACATTTATGTTATCAGAAAGAGAACGGGGAAACAGGACAGTGTGATGTGTATGATGACCAGAACGAATGTCCAGACCCGCGAACGTATATCACTGTAGACGGAAGAAATGGCTATGTAAAACTGGGAGAGTTTAATGACCCGCAGGCAAGTCCTTTACGGTGTTATGTAGCCAGTGCAAGCCGGGAATTTGCGATTTTAAAAGTAGCAATCCCAACTGGCAGCTTTACAGCACAAAATTATAATGGTGCGTCTTATGACTGGACATGTCCTCGATTGATTACGAAAATAAAATGTACATCGGCGGGAGAATGGGATAAATATGTAAATGTCACTCCGGGAACAGTTTACACGTTTATGTGTGTTAAAAGTTTCAAAGAACATAAATGGGTGATATACGTTGGGGGGAATGGTCTCGTTTCTTTGTTTGAAGCAAATGACCCGCTTATCGTTTGGTGGTCACAAGAGATCAATAATTCATGAACAAGATAGGGTGATGAGATGAATTGAAATTATCAAGTTTACAGGAAATGATAAAAGATTATGAACGTATCACTGGCGAATCCGTCAGTTTTGATGGGTTCTTTTTTGATGATGATCTTCATGATAAACAAGGAACGCATTTCAAGTTTTTTCCAAATGCCGGATTTCTTTTCTGGCAGTTGATTAAGTATGAGGGAATCGTTTATTTCCAAATTCTTGAAACATACGGCAAGTTTCACAAAATGGTTGACTACATCAGAGAGGTGATGGCGCTTAACGAAGTAAAAGATATCGTGACAATGACGACGCGCAATCCGAAAGCACATATACGCAGATGGAAAATGATTCACCATCCGGAACAGGATTATGACTACGAGGGGCGTCATTACTATGTGCTGACTGGCACAATTGAGAATTTACATTAGAAAGGAGATTGCATGCTATTATTTGATTTACAGCTGTTCGGGAAAAAGGGGACAAAGATAACGACAACACCGGCGCAAGTACCCCAGATGTCCGATGAGGAAAAAGGGCTGCTTGGCGAACAGCTGAAATGGGCACAGACTACACAGCCGGTGGCACAAAACCTACTGAATATGGCTAATCAAGCACTAAGCAGCCAACAGGTTACACCGAATCCCAACTGGCAGACATTGTATGACCGAGCGCAGAATCAGACAGCCGCCAATAATCAATTGGTACAAGGATTGATTCCGCAAGTAAATGCAAATACAGACGCTAATGCAGCGGCTAACAATCGTTTCTCTGGGCTGCTGGGGAATGCTATTCAGTCTATGACGCAGGGAAATAAAGAACTGGCGTCCGAATACAATACGGCCATGCAGAATAATAATACTGCTATGCAAGGATTGTTAAACGGTGTGCTGCCATCTTCTTATGCGGAAAATCGACAAAAGGCATTACAAGCTGATTTAACGAATACAGTCGGGAATACATTGTCCGGACTGGCCAGCCGGGGAATTATTAATTCTTCACAGGCGGACAGCGCATTCAATGATATTTCCCGAAATGCGTCCAATACGCTGGCCGCGCAGTATGGAAATGATATGCAGACAGCTGCGGGGCTTGCCGGACAGGCCTATAACAGCCAATTGGCGGGCATTAACGGTAAGGCCGGACTTCTGGGGGATATGTTCCGAAACCAGCTTTCCGGCTACGGGCAGCAGGCTGATTTGGCAAATACGAATTTCAATAACCGGCAGCAGGGGATTTCAACGCTGTCACAGCTGGCGAATCAGTCGCAACAGATGACGACAGATCCGATTAAAACGGCAGCAACGGCGCAGGAAGCGGCGACCAACACGCCGATGAAATATTTAGCGATGGCGACAGGACAGAACGCACCAACGCAAGGGTTATTATCTCAATTATCACAGCAGCGGTATTCAGTAGCTTCTCCCGCGCAGACGGTTGTACGTCAAGGGAGCGGCGGATTCTTTGGAGGTCTTATGAGCGGATTAGGAAGTTATTTTGCATGCTTTACAGCAAGAACAGAAATTTCAACACCAGAAGGTGCAGTTGCCATTGAACAGATAGCATTTGGTGATCAGGTTATTTCTCTTGGCGCAGTGAATGAAGTTACGGAACTTCATGATATGGGTGAAGCGGATATCTATGAACTCAATACCCCGTCTTTTGCAGTAGAAACCACGCAGACGGAAGTATTTATGACACCTGACGGAAAGAAACCTTTAACCGAACTTTCCGAAGGTGAGAGTGTCATGACAGTAAACGGATTTGAACCGATTACATCAATTGTAGAAACCGGTCGAAAAGAAAAGGTTTATGAACTGGAATTGACCGGTGACAATATGTTCTATGCAAACGGTATCTTGGCGGAAGGCTTGACAGAAGCTGACAAAGCGGGTAATGGCCCGGATGGCGACATTATTCCTGCAGAAGCGGTTGACGTTGTTCCTGCAGAACAGAAAACAGAAGATTCTACAGAAGAACCTATGCAGGAAACGGAAGCATCTGCAGAAGAGAGTAACGAAGCAGAAGAAAAGAAAAAGCCGGCAGCTAAGAAGCCGGCAACAAGAAGAAAGACGGTTACTAAGAAAGCGGGTAAATAATCATGAGTGTTATCTATGTACAGGATAAACCATGGGATCAGATTGGGAATCTGGCGGGACTGTGGGCGGCAACCCGTCTGCAGAAGATACAGGATACCCGCAATGCTAAAGATTATGCAACAAGAGTATTCGGGGGCTATCAAGAGGAACAGTCCCCGGGACTTTTGTCTCAATTGACACAGCCTCAGATCCCGCAGATGGGTAGCGGTCTTTTTGCACAGGACGGTCTTGAAAAAGCAATGCCTCATTTCAAGATCAACACTACTGGCGCACAGCCACTGCAATCTTCGACTACGGCGGGGCAGGACGCATTAGAACAGGCAGCTCCCCATTATCAGTTGAATATACAGCAGACACAGCCGCAAATACAAACGCAGCCAAGTGCGCCTGACAGGAGCCAAATTAAGCAGTCGCTTAGGAATAAAGCCGGGGCGGCGTATGTCAGCTTCATCAAGAGCGGCTATGGACAACAGGAAGCAGCGCGTATGGCAAAAGAAATGCTCGAAAATGACACAGCAGAAGAATATGGTAAACAGCTTAGCGCCTATCAGGACAGCGTTCTTGAGCCGGCACGGCAGGATATCTTGAATCAGCTTGTCTATACCACGGATAAAGACGGGAATGCGGCAGTCAGCGGTTATGATCCGAAGAAACTTAAGGCGATGGCGCCGCGGATTGCCGCTTATAATTACCGTGCCCAGCAGATAGGGCTGCCGCAGATTGACATGAATATGCTGAATAACATCAACGCGTTGGATAAACCGAATATTTCTTATAAGACAATGCCAAATGGCCAGCTTGTAGGAATCAATGGCGATACAGGAGCTGTCCAGCAGATGGGGAATTATGCACCGCCGCAAGATCCCCGGCGTTTTTATGTGAATACCGGCGGCGGATTGTTCGACATACGTAGCGGGCAGGTTATTCCTGGTACGGCAAGAGAAGTGCAAGGGCCCGGAACGAGCGGGTACAATTCACAGATTATTTTACAGCTAAGTCACTTGCAGCAGATGTACGAGAAGCAACATATGTATGATGATGATTTCGATCCCGCAAAATCTCCTTATTATGCACAACTGCAGCAGGTTTTAGGATTGCAGCAGCCCGGACAGCCGGGAGATGTAACAGGCGGGCAGAAACAGCTTGTGAATGATGAGCAAGGTCTCAGTAATAAAATCATGGAAATGCGGCAGCATATGTCCAAAGAAGAAGTACAGCAGGCATTACGAAACGAAGGACTCGGTTTCTATGCAGCATGGGTACCGTAAAGAGGTAAAATATGGGTTATTTTGATGAATTTCAGCGCGCTGGCGGTAATACTGGCGGTGAAAGATATTTTGATGAATTCAAGAATCAGCCGCCGCAGGATTCGTCTTTGCTTGATAAGGCCAAAGGCTTTTTGAACAGCATCGATGACGCTTATGAAGAAGGGCGTGCAGCGCGTAAAGCGCAGTGGGAGAAGACAAAAGCCAATGTATGGAATACTCTTTCTGATTACGCGGCTAATGCCGGCAAAGCTATAGAAAGTTATGGCAATGAAATTACGGCGGCCGGAGAGCGTGCTTTAGGAGCCTACAACAATGGAGAATCCATCAACATGGAAGACCCGACACAAGGCTTTGAAGGCGAAAACTATAACAGGGCGAAAATGAATGTCTACAATGAACTGGTAGGCAAACCTGCCGGATACGCTGCCATCACACCCGGTATGCCCGGCATTGTCCGTATGGCAGGCGGTGCTTTAGCTGTCCCGACTCTTGCCGATTCTACGATGCAGACTTATGACCAGAACATTGCAAATGACGACGGCACGCCTGTTATCAGCACAGCAAAAGGGGCTCTTTTGGATCCGGTCATTAATCTCATTAAAGAGGCGGTCACCAATCCGGGAGAATATGTACAGAGCCTTGTTGATAATCCGCTTGAAGCGTGGGATAAAGTATTCTTGCCGGGGGCTATTATTCACGGAGCGGCCAAAGGCATAAAAAAAGCAACGCCTAAAAGTATCAGCGAGCCTATCCGCGAACATATCACAGAACCGTTTAATGAACATGTTATTGATCCGGTAAAGAGCGGCCTTGCCAATGCGAAAGGGCGCTTTTTTGATTCTTTTAAACGTGGCGGGGAGACAGGTTTTGACGATTTAGCCCGTGACACAGAGATGGGCACGCAGTCACTTAAAGAAACAAACCTGCCGCCCGAATACGGCGAAACAGGAGATATAAAAACAGATGTTTATAACCGTCTCCGTCAGAATGGATTTACCGATTCCGAAGCGGCAGGGATTACCGGAAATATTGCACAGGAATCCATGTTTGATACAGAAGCACTTTCAAAAGATGGGTATAATTCCCACGGGCTGGTGCAGTGGACAGGCGACAGAAAAACGCATTTAGAGCAATTCGCCCGGAAAAATGGATTAGATCCTAAAGATTGGCGTACACAGGTAGATTTTATTTCCGAAGAGATGAATACTACAGAACGGGCGGCTTTTGAAGCACTCCGCAAAAATCCGAATATCACTCCGGAAGAAGCCGCACATATTGTCCGTGAACAGTATGAACGTCCGGATCCGGCAGTGGCCAATGACGCATACCGCCAGCAGGTGGCCAGAGAAGTCTATGATGGCCGCAGTGTCCGTCCGATGCAGCGTCCCATGCAGAACGGGCTCAATGATTTTGCGGAAGATGTGAAACAAGCCGCACCGGAAGAAGCAAATTTAAATTTCATGAAGGATCCGGTGAAAGATATTACTCCGGAAGAATTATCCGATCATATCAAAAATGGAACTATTCCTAAGGAAGTATTCCGTACATATGACGAAACGGAATATAGCGCATTCAAAGATTTACCGGAAAAACAGAAATTTGAATATGCACGTCAGGAAACGCTTAAACTTGCTGACGGAATAGACGATCTGATGGGAGAAAAAGTAAGAGTTATTTTTGACAAAGAAAACAAAAATGCAGTAGATGACGCAGTTAAAGCTTTCACTTCCGGACATGGCGAAAATATGTCTATTTCTGATAGCCGTGCATTTGCAACTGGGTTGATAAAAGATACTGTTCAAAATCCGGATTTTATTCTTAAGCAAAAGAATGGAAGAAAACTCTATGTAAATTTATGGCGTGGTAAAGACAACTTGTTACATCAAATTGCAGTCAGCATGGATAAAACCGATAAAGGGAAAATTATCTCTTCAAGTACGGCTATGGATAAGCCCAGACATCGAAACAATGCTATTAATCAGCTTTCAAGAGATATAAAAAACGCCGACGAATTAATTTACGTCGGCGAAAATATTCGAGGTCGTCAGTCAGGGTATCCTCTGCAACCCTCCAGTGATAGGGGTTCAACGCCGGATACCCAGCTCCACCCATCTGGCAACTCTATTGTAGCAGAAGAAACAGGAAAAGTAAAATTGCCGGGTGATGAACGGTCATTTATGGCAAGACCTGTTGAGGAGGCGGCCGGTAATGACTTGACCACATGGCAGGGAGAGACGATTTCACGCAAGCAGATTCTTGATGATGTAAATAGCATTTTCGGGGCTACGATCAAGAAGGGGCGTGTCGGTAAGAAAGGCACCAACGGCTGGTATAACCCTAAAACGGATATTATACGAACAAGAACATTCGGGGATCCCCGAACTGTTATGCATGAACTTGGACACTATGTGGATGCAAGGTTTAAATTCAGCAATCGTCCCGGTTTTGATACGGAATTTTCTAATGTTATCCATAAACGTTTCGGAAATGCCTATAACAAAGGTGGCATAAAAACCATCCGAAAGGAAGGGATTGCTGAATTTTTCCATGACTATGTTACGCGCCGTAAAACAGCAGCCTCTGATTTCCCACTGTTTTATAAGGAATTTAAACAAATATTGGAAGGTGATAAAGACCTGCATGCTGCAGTAGACAAATTGTCTTATGTCGGCCATCAATGGTATGCGCAGCCTGTGTGGGAACGGATGAAAGGTTCTGTTTCTTTTGGCGGTAAAGAAAATCTACTGCGGAAAACGTTGAAATTCTTTAAGGATTCTAAGGAAGTCGCACGGAAAGTTTATCATGAGCCGTATACTACAATGGTGGATGAACTTCATCCATTAGAGGAACTTATCGGTGAAGTAGAAAAACGCACAGGAAGAAAGTTAAGGATAGAAGAAAACGCATTCAAACAGGCGTGGCTTGCGCGCGGTTGGGCAGGTAAAGCAGAAGCCCTTCTGCAGAATGGTTCGCCCAAGCATAGAATCCCCGCTTTTAAAGAGATTATCCGAAAAATTCCGGATAATCAGCTGAAAGATTTTTCTACATATCTGACCGCATTACGCGAATTGGATATGAACCACTGGAATACATTCTTACCGCGAGATGAAACACCACTGATTACGAGATTTACAAAATCAGAATGTTTTGACGTCATCAAGCATTATGAGAAGAATCCTGTTTTCGCGAAAGCCGCTGCAGAGATCCACAGATATAATGATTTCCTGCTTGCAAATGCTGTAGATGCCGGTATGTTATCGGTAAAGGCCGCAATGGCTATGAAGAATAAATATCCTCATTATGTACCGTTCTTCCGTGAATTTTATGAAGCTGCAGAAGCACAAAGGAATGGAACAGGAAAAGGATTTGCTAATGTGGGGGCTGTCACAAAGAAAATGCGCGGCAGCACTTTGGATGTAGTAGACCCATTGGAAGGAATAATCCGGAATACTTTCTCAATAATGAGCGCCATCGAACGGAATAAAGTTGGGCAGTCTATCGTGAAACTGTCCAATGTTGATGGCGTGGGAGCATTGATTGAAAAAGTGTCCGGTGCGGCGAAGGTAACGGATCATAGTTTCAGCGTTTGGGAAAACGGAAAGAAAGTCGTTTACAACACAACGCCGGAGTTGTATCAGGCATTTAAAATGCTGAATCCGGAAGGTGCAAACATGTTTACAAAGCTTCTTTCCTACCCTGCAAAATGGCTCCGTGCCGGGGCGACGCTAGGACCAGAATTTATTCTGCGTAACCCCGTACGCGACATGATTTCCGCTACGATTTACTCTAAGCATGGATTTATCCCCGTTGTAGATACTCTTAAAGGATTGGGGCTGTATCTGCAAAAGGGCAATACGTATTGGGAATACATGCGGTCGGGTGCGGCACAGGCTAATCTTGTTTCTCTTGATAGAAATTACCTTTCCGGACAGATGAGAGACTTGTTGCAGCGGCCAAGCGTCAAAAAGATGGTAACCACAAATCCGATTGAAATACTGCGCGGACTGTCCGAGGCAACGGAAATGGCTACACGTTTAGCAGAATTTCACAATGTACGGAAAGGATATACGGGGATCGGGAATCGGCTTTTCAGCAAAAAGCGAAACCCGGGCAGTATTCAGGAAGCGGCGCTTGAAAGCCGTGATGTGACGCTGGACTTTTCACGAATAGGTTCTCATACAAAATCACTGAATAAGACAATTGCCTTTTTCAATGCAGCCATTCAGGGGACGGATAAGATGTTCCGCGAATGGAAAGCTAATCCACTGGATATGACGGTAAAAACGGCTATGTGGATTACCTTGCCGTCAGTCCTGCTCTGGGAACTCAACAAGGACGATCCACGGTATCAGGAGTTACCACAATGGCAGAAAGATATTTTCTGGATTATCCCTACGAAAGACACGCTGATTAAAATCCCCAAACCCTTTGAACTGGGAATTCTTTTCGGTACCGTTCCGGAACGTATGCTGCAGTGGGATTATGACAAAAAAAGAAAACAAAAGGGAGTGGGATTCAAAGGCCTTGCCGGCTCTGTACTTGATTCTATGGCTCCATCATTCCTGCCGACTGCATTAGTGCCGGCTATTGAAGCAATGACCAATCATTCCATCTTTATGGGGCGCGATATCGTGCCACAAAGCCAGCAGAATACAATCCCTGAACTGCAGTATGGCCCTTACACGTCAGCGGTAGGTCGCAAAATAGGTGAAACGTTCGGCGTTTCTCCCCGCAAGATAGATAATACAATCCACGGATATGGCGGGAGCCTTGCCGGACTGGGATTGACACTCACTGATCAGATGGTCGGACTGGATGAAACACGTCCGGCAAAACGATTTTCTGAACAGCCGGGGATTCGTGGATTTACCGCCACGCCATACGCAAGCAGTGAAAGCGTACAGGAAGTTTATGATGCCTATGACAGGCAACTGAAACTGTTCAATGCGGGGCGGGAACTGCATAGGCGGATGGACGGATTCGATCCGCGGGAATTTGAACAGATGAAGAATGCTGTGAAAGCTTTTCAGAATATTAACCTGGCAAAGAAAGCAGTCATGAAAAGTAATTTATCCAGTGAAGCTAAACGAAAGAGGCTGGATGAAATACAAATGTCACAGGTCAGAATTGCAAGAAGAGCCTTAAGAAAGGAGAATATTCGTTGAGTATGGGGGATATAAATCCGGAAGCATTAGAGCGAATCGTCAGAATTGAGACAAAATTAGACATGCTTGTTGAAATGCTTCCTGAAATACAACGACTGCAAGTAGCGCATGAAAGAGCGGAACAAAGCGCTAAATCGGCACACCATAGGATCGATAATATCTATAAAGTAGCTGGTTTGATTTCCACCATCATTTCCGTAGTAATTGCATTAATAGGAAAGGTGATGTAATGTTTGAGAAAATCAAAAAACTGTGGACGCGGTATGTACCGCGTATTTCAAGGCGTGCGAACACGTCTTTGAAAGTGGTATATCTTTATGGGGCCGGACTTCTGATTCTGTTTTTCATGGTTCTCTTTTCGTGGCTTCATGATTTTTATCGAACAGGCACAGCTAACACGGCACAGTTGATTACATTTTTCAAAGAGTATGCAGCTCCGGCAGTAGTCGGAGCTGTTACTTTTATATCAGTTTTTTCAGTGAATAAAAATCGGAATGGTGATTCTGACGCGGCAGAGAAAGGAGCGGCAAATAATGAAGGGAATAGACGTATCTGAAAATAATGGAGTGGTAGACTGGGGAGCCGTGAAAGCGGCGGGCTTCGAGTTTGCTATTATCCGTATCGGTTATGGTAAAGGGCACTTAGACAGTCAGTTTTACGACAATGTAAATGGCGCTTTAAAAGCAGGACTGAAAATCGGCATTTACCATTATTCTTATGCATTATCTGACGATGTGGCAGGTATCGAGGCAGATTTTGTTATTCAGACGCTTGAAGAATGCGGATTGACTACAGATAAATTGCCGATGGGCGTATGGTTCGACATGGAAGATGGGGATGGTTACAAAGAACGTCATGGCATGCCGGATAATCAGGAACTGACAAACATCTGCAACGTCTTCATTAATCGCTTGTGGGATGCGGGCTATAAATATGTGGGACTGTATTCTTGTTATGATTGGCTGGTGAATATTCTGGATGTTGATCAGCTGGGCGGCTGTGCAATATGGTGTGCACAGTTTGATTCGAAATGTGATTATCCGGGTGCCCATATCTGGCAGTATACGAAATCCGAAAATATCGAGGGAAAATTGTTTGATGCGGATGTCGTGATGGAGGGTTAAATGTGGATAAGAAAAAAGCTTATTTTATCGGAAGCATTGCTTTTCTTCTGGTTGTTTCCATCGTTGTATGGTTCGCATGTGCGGGCAGAAGTACAGTACACGATCTCCGAAACGGAGCTGGCGCAGTTAGAACAGAAATTTACGACGCTCGAACAGCACAGCAAGAGCAAGCAGATACTCTTAGACAAGCAAGCGAAGCAACTCAACGAAGCGCAGGAGCAATTGAAAATAGCGAACGAGCAAATCAGGAAATCTCAAGAATTGAACGAACAGATGCAGAACTCATTAGAGAAAGCAAATCAATACTTGAAAGAGTACGAGCGCGAGGCGGAACGGAAAATCAGAATTAAAACAAGGCAACGGAATATGTGGATTATTAT